GTTATAGAACTATCTAAACCATTTTCTATAACTTGTTTTCGAAGTTCTTTTTTAAATTCTATAATAGAATCAAAAGAGTCAAAATTAGAAGTAAATTCTATATTTTTACTTGCCATTTAACGACCCTTAAGTCTACATCATTTTTACAGTTTTTACGCAACAAAATTAGCCTCTCCCTAAGCCAATTCCTTGCACTACCGACCTTCGTTTCTCTTGATCCAATATTCTACTCCACTCGCCTCGCCAGAAACTTATATTCTGATCCGATACAGAAGAGGAATCCTCGCCACGACTGGCTAATAATATTGACCAGATTGTGTAGTAAATACAAAACAAACGATAATTTTCTGTATTTGATCTAGAACGATGCAGGTTCAGTTCTTCTCGAAGTTTTGTAGTAGCGTTATTAAGATGAAATTGTATTATATTATTTCTAGTAGTAAGATCTTTTCTAGTAGTTTCAGGTAAATAATCGTCAAGATTAAATTTTTGCATACGAACATCAGAAATAGTGGCGTAAGAGAAAGTTCTAATTCCTACTTGTCCAATTCCAGCTTGTACAGTAAAAAACTCGTCGCCAAACTGGTAATTAGCTCCGCCTACAGTTCCTGAATAAGCTACTACATATTCATCAAGAGGCGTCATGTCCGCTGGAATGTCCCAACTAAATTCGTATTCAAAGTCTTGACCAGGAACTAAAGTCCCTTGTAAAGTGAATAAAGTTAAAGGAGTTAAGGCTCCTGATTTATTTAAGAACATAGGCTCTAACACTTGAGCCACTGGTTGAGTTAAAGTATCAACTGTAGTAGGTTCGCCGTTTTGCGTGAAAGTAGCTTTAAATTTAACAGTAGTGCCTCTAACAAAACGATATCCGTCAACAGGCTCAGTACGTGTACCTGCAATTGAACTTATAACAGCTGCCATATTATTTCCCCAATATCCAAGCTAAAGCTGTTCCAATCGCCGTCAAAGCTGCTACCGTATAGGCTGGAAGCTTTAGATTATATAAAAATTCTTCTCTAGTCTTTTTTTTATGTTCTTCTATGGCTTTTTTCGCCATGTGTTCTTGATACAAAGGCTGAACTATATCATTTAATTTAGTAGTTATGTCTTGGAGTCCGTCAGTCCGTTTGATATGGTGTTCTACGTCAGCTTGTATTTTCGTTATATCGAGCTTAATTTCATTGACGTCAGATACTATCATCTCCGCTTTAGCTAACAAAATAGTACTAATTTCCGACATTACCGAATCCTCCGGAGGAGTATAGATCTTCACAATAATTCGTTATAGTATATACGATGTCAACGAGTGATAAAATAAAGTATAGCTAAATTTAGAACCAAATTACCTACCAAAAGATAACGGATATCCAGAGGAATTCTTAACGTTTTAACTTGAGAACTTGACGTTTTTGGTCTTCCTAATCTAGCCATATTAGCCTCGTAATTATTCGTAAATATCTTTTAAAATAGAAAATCTTATTTATTATTATTTTTACGTCAAGCTTTTAGCTAGTGTCCACAGATCATCTAATTGCTCAGAAGTCCAACCTAACGCAAATCCAATTTGATTCACTAAAGGTCGGTGACGTTGAAAAATCGTAGAATATTCCCACTCTATTTTGGCTAAACTCTTAGTAGGTTCAGGTAAAGAATCTAAAGCGAGTTCGATTTCTTGTGTTGAAACCCCAATTAAGACTAACGCTTGGCGAAATTGTCTAGGAGTTACATCTGAAATATTAGGTGGAGGGGTAGCGTCATGAGCAGTAACTGTAGTCGCTAGAGCTTGCGTGTCTGCTTCTTCTAGGTCAAGTTCACAATATATATTAACCATATCACCAACAGTTTCTACATACTGAAATCCCGGAATATTAGCTTGGCTCAGCTCGTGATGTAGTTTGTCGGCTATAATAGCTTTTTGGAAAGTATAAACAGGCACAACTACCTCGTATTTAACTCAGTTTAATAATTGATAATGATCTCTGACGGGCTGTCAGTGTGCCAGTGGATCTTCGCCAACGGCCTTCAATAGCTTGAGATCCGTTAACCGTTACTATTGCGTGTGTTTGAATTGGAATTGGAATAGAAGGAGATCCTCCTAATCCTCCAGAAGAGAAAGAAGGAACTGCCCAACGTTCTGAGTGTCCTACAATAGTCCCGGCGCTATAAATGTTAATTCGTGCGTCAGAGTTGATACTATTCGAATCCAAAGATGTCCCAAAAAGAACTAAATACGTTCCAGCTGCTGGCGTAATAGTCATAGCGTTCATCAATACGTCAGTAGCGCTGGTTGTTGTAGTGGCAACTGTAGCGGAAACAGTGGTGTTTGCTAACGCTAAAGCCGCACTAGAAGCTGCCGTAAGTCTTCCTTGTGCGTCTACTGTGAAAGTAGGAATCGCTGTTGCTGAACCGTAGGAACCCGGAGTAACTGTAGTATCCGCTAAGTTTAACGTTCTCGAAGCAGTTATGTTCCCGCCGCCTGTAAGACCTGTTCCAGCGTTAATACTAACGGTTGTGTGGTCTATGTGCTGATTTGCTACGTAGTTTTGTAAAGCATTGTGATTAACGCCTGCAGGAAGAACAACGGCTGAAATTTGATTAGCAGCGTCATTATAAGTAAGATCAATAGAGGATGTATCCGTTAATGTCGCTCCGACAGCGTCTTGTGCCGCTTCCGTAAAATCTGTCACAGCTGTAGAAGGAATAGCGATAGTAAGATTTGCTGCGGCAGTTAATCTACCTTGAGCGTCCACTGTAAAAGACGCAACTTGCGTAACAGATCCGTAAGCTCCGGGACTAACGGCAGTATTAGCTAGATTTAGAGTTCTAGAAGCGGTAATATCTCCGCCTCCAGTTAATCCAGTGCCTGCGGACACACTTACAGCACTATGATCTATATGTTTGTTGGCTACAAAATTCATCAAAGCGTCATGATTCACGCCAGCTGGTAAGACTGCAGCAGTAATTTGATTACCTGCGTCGTTATAAGTAAAATCTACGGAAGCTGAGTCAGTGAGAATTCCACCAACGGCATCTTGAGCTGCTTCATTGAAATCAGAAACTGCACTAGAAAGAATTACTATAGGAGTATTAGTATTTGCGCTTACTCGACCTTTTGCGTCCGTAGTAAATACTGGAACTTGACTAGCTGATCCTTTAGTCCCAGCCGAACCTACATCAGGAAGACCAATTCTACGAACTTCTGCTCCACCCTCGTTCAAAACATCTGCAGTAGTTTCTCCAGAGATTCCTGTTAATTTTGCTTCTAAATAACCAGAAGTTTGGTCGTTAGAAGATACTTTTATTAACTGATCTCCTGAAAAATTTACGTCCATTTTTAAACGATTGTCTGCGGTAACACCTACAACAGTATTGTCTAATCCCATGAGCTTAAGATAATTACCAAAAGCATTGGCTAAAGGTAGAAAGTTATCTTCCCAATCTTCAAGATCAGCTACATCACCAGGAAGAGTTCTACTGATTTTACAAGTAAAAGCACTAACGAAGTCGCCAGCTACTAGATAGTAGAAGGTTTCGTCGACTGCGTATTGAATAGATAAGGATTTATCTAATACGTATACTTTAAAAGCTGCCCACGTTAATTGCATCTTAATCCTCGGTCAAAAATACAATCCAATTGTTATTTTGATGGTTACTGCCATCACTACGCTTAACTTCAATCGTTACGGCTGTTGTATAAGGAATAGCGAATTTAGAACTGAAGTCTAAAGCGTTGCCGTTAGTGGTTAAGAAACCGCCGAGTTGCATTCTAGTGTCACCAGTATCATTAAAATGGAATTGTTTGATATCGTTTAAATTAATCTCGAACACTGTGCCGCCGTCAATAGTCAATCGAATGTCTACGTTCGCACTATTAAAAGCTGCTTGAAATCCAAAGAATAAACCTGTTCCAGATCTAGTAAAAAGCGTAGTATATGCCGCTGGAACAAGAGTATTGCCGATATTCAGCCTAATTCTGAATTGGTTGGTAATTGTGGGTACTAGTTGGCCAGAAGCGACGGCTGCGTCTACCAGAAGTCTACCTTTTCCGTCCGAGCCTACAACAGATTCTACAGGAACTTGCTCTAATCCAGTGGAATCAGAGCCTACTATTTTAGTTGAGCTTGCTGCTTGAATGTCCGTCAAATCAGCCATAGTACCCTCAATTAATAATTATTAGATTTCGTGGCCGGAAATGGTACTGTATAGATCTTGTGGTAGAAGATCTCGGTTAGTACGAATAACTCGCACACGTACTCCAGCGGCAACAGAAATAGGTTCTCGTAGAACTTTTTCCATGTTAGGTTCTGAAGTAGAGTTGAACATTACAAAGCGAGTAGTAAACGTGTTTGAAGCTACGGCAGTTTCTACTTGAATTTCAATCTTAGCTTTACCAGAAGCTGTAGCAGAAATTTGCGTCAATTGTAGAGTAGTGGCAGCGGTAACCGTATAATCGTGATTACTCGTAGCAGCTGCTGCGACGTTAGCAGCAGTGTTGTAGTTATTAATTTCGACGCCTTCAGACTCTAAAAGAGTAACTGGTAGCGGATTGGTGGCACTAAAAGCTTCACCATTCTCGTCGTGAATAGACACGTCAAGAGCTCGAACATCGCCAGCCGTATTTTGAATAGAAGTTAGACGTTCCGTCTGAGTAACAGGACCTGGAGCAACATCACGAGTCTGAGCAATCAGGCCAACGTTACCAGGAAGAGTGTTATCTGCTGCGTCATAGACTCCATCGGGAGTCAACGCTCCAAGTTCGCTTAAACGAAGAACTCGATCTAGACCAGCAGGATCGTCTCCGTGGACTTCGATGTGTACGTTACCGTCAGTATCGACGACAGCCATTTGAGCCGGAGTAGTACCGTCTACAATCTTTACGTGAACTCGTGCGTCAGTACCATCTGCTTCTGAACGCACTGGCAATGAACTATTAAAATCTGCCATTACACTCTCCTAAATTATTCTTTAGCTTTTTTTAGTTCGTCTTTTAATTCAGCTTCTTTTGCCATTTGAATCTGAATGGCATTTTTTAGACGTTCAATTTCTTCTTGTTTTTCTAGAATTTTAAACTCTTGTTCTGCACGAGCAGCAGCGACTTTAATTAATTCTAGTTCTTTACGTTTGTATTCTATATTAGACAAAGCCATTCTACACCTCTACCACTACTATTCTGCTTTCAAAATCCCCTAGATTCGGACGAAGGTGCCGAACTCTTGAGATTACTACGTCTCCGGCAGATAAAGTTAATTTGTTAAATAAAAAATTTGTATTAAGATTCGATCCGTAATAAGTACGCTTTTTAGCTTGCACACTTGAATTAATTTCTACACTAAACTCAGCGATATTAGTTCCTGAACTTTCTACAAAATCCAACATTGCAGAGGTAGCTAGAGGCACTGTATAAGTAGTTATAGTCGTAAGTATTCCAGAAGGAACCGCACTTATTTCGTTATATACATTCCTAGGCGTTCCTGGAGCACTAGTACTGACGTTTACGTTAATAGAGCCGTCGGGGTTAATAGCTAACTCGTCCCCTTGGGAGTCGTGAATAGCTATGTTGTCGCCGCCTTGGGCGTCGATCTCCACGTTTGTATTAATAGAACCGTCTGATTCTATTTCTAGCGTGTTGCCGTTGTTAGGGTCGCCTATAAACACGCCGTCTTCAGTAGGGCTAAGATCTACTGATACTTGAATATCTTGTGCAGATATATTAGCATCAACAGCTAAACGTCGGACTCCTGTGGTATCGACCAACTCATCTATAGGAAGTCCTGATTTTTGTCCTACGAGAGTTGTACCTTGAGTAACGCCTCTATTCGTAAATTGTGACCCAGCTGATTTAGTGGATTTAGTAGCCACAAATTACCTCGTTGGCAGTTATCTTAATTTAGCTAACTTATTTATAACTATTTCCTTGTGTTTTTTTACTTCGTCTTTTGCTAATCGTTTAGGAACGATAATTCCAAGTTCAGCTAGTTTTTCGTCTTCTAGTAAGTGACGTCGGCAGTGTTTACCTGGACTTTGTTCGAAAGCTTCAAGAGTACACATGGCTCCGTTAGGAAGTCTATAAGCACAACGTTTATGTTCTTCTATGTGTTTTACTTCGGCTTGAACTTCTCGTTCTTCTTCTTCTTTATTAATTTCTACTTGCAGAAGTTTTAAATACTGTGCGTAAACGTCTTGCCCGTAAACCATCTTGACGTCGTCAGTACGAGTAATAAAAGGTAATTTACGTAGAAAAAGTAACGGATATTCTTGCCAGCGAGTTAAAGAAGGTAGTTTTTTTATTTGTGTATAAGCTTTGCTACCTTTGGCAACAACAGCATAACCTCCTCTAAATTTAATTCCAGCTAAACTTCCGTTCATATCTCGCAAATCATGCTTAATTACTATGTATTCATTGACTCTCTCTAGAGTTTTAGTTGTCCAGGTCATTATTTTCTCCTTTTGGCTCTACCAAAATTAGAAGGTTAATAGTGTCTGTGTTTATTTTGTAAAGTTCTTCTTTTGTAATACTGCCTGCGTGTATTTCTGCGTGGTGATTAGGACACACTACTACAGCGTTTCGTAGAGTGTTTAATCCCCCTTGAGACTTTTCTTGAATATGGTGAGTGTCGCAGGAAGCTTTATCCCAACCGCAAATCATACAAGCTTTGCCGAAAAATTGTTTTACAGCTTTTGCCCACGAATTTACATCTCTATGCTCGAAACTAAGGTTTCCTCGCAAGTATTCATTTTTTGATGCGTATTTCATATCCATAGGCAATCCTTTTATATTTCGTTGCCTATGCATAACACAATAACCAGCGGCATAGTGCTTATTAAAACATTTAGAATAGCTGCACAATTTAGAATGAGGATAAATTTCTAGTGTTCCTCGTTTAAATTTTTCTAAATGATTTTGACAATAACCATGACCTTTGTGCTTTGCTATGCATCCTTCAATCTGACATTTTGTGTGTTTTAAGTTCATAAAAAAATCCTTGTGATAAAGAATGGAGATAAACTCGTTCTCTACCACAAGGATTAAATATGCACTTAGTCAAGCAGATCAAAAGAATAAGACTGTTTCAATTTGCCTAATTACTTATTTTATTAGGCTCCCAAGGGTAAAACAGCTCGGATACGGGCCAGTGCTAAACGATTGTACAAGTCCATCCCGCAATACCACTTCATACGGTATTGATAGGCGTTTTCGTCTTCACGAGGACCTACGTACTCAAGTTTTAGTCCAGCGTTATTACTTGACGTGAAGCCAGCGATACCTTTGTATTCGCCCCAGCAACCGCAGTAAATACTTGAACCGTCAACACGCTCAGCAAGCGCTACTGCTTGTGTGTTCGTAAATTCTGCAGCGTTTGCAGCTTTACGAGCTACTAGCTTGTTTTGCTCAGGATCAAAGAAACTGCCAGTAGATACGATAGTTAGAGTAGTCGTACCAGCGCCTGCAGTAATAGGCCAACGGTAAAGAACGCCATCAGTACCACGCATTAGAGCGACAGTTTCAGTACCGTCACCAGCAACGCCGACCGTAAGAGTCGTGGCGCTTGAACTACCTTTTACAAGAGTAGTATCTGACGTATTAACTGCGTCAGTTTTGCTTACGAAGTCGTTACGGAAAACAGGGATATCTTGATAATGAAGCATAGGCTTATCATTACCTAGACCTTGACGTTGAAGCATCGCTGCATCAGTACCGCCGCCAGTGTTACGTAGAAGAACACGTAGCGTACGAATTTCACGATTGTTCATCATAAGGAAATCCGGAGTAGCCGCCGTAATACGATCGATTAGATCGTCAAGATCTTCTAGCGTGAAAACACGACCTTCACGACCGTTACGAGCTGAAGCAGGATCGTCTTCAGAAAGAACTAGGGTTTGCGTAGGCGTGCCGGCATTGTAGAAAGGATGGTTTACGTCATCTGGATTACCTTGTTCGGCATCGAGAATGCTCGCCATACCTTTAAAACGATCAGCAATACCTAGAGGGCCGTTGTTCGTCTGAGTTAGAGACGCCGTGCGGTTAGCATTAACTACTGCGTTCATGTAAATACGAGCAATTACTTTCGCTTTCGCTGAAATTTGAACTTGTAGTTGGTCATTACTTTCGGATAGTTGATCTTCAAGTTGGCCGTCGATAATGATATCAGCAAGGATAGCCGTTAGGTTAACGTTAACAGACTCGAACGTAGCGCCGGCTTGATATTTAACTTGGTTCAGTGAAGTGCCAGGAGTGGCGAAATCAGCTGAAGCTAGCGTTTTTTCACGAGTGAAAGTGTAAGATAGTCCTTGGAAAACAACGAAAGGCATATATTTGACATTATGTTAGCTTTAGCTTTCGCTAAAGAGCAGACTGTATCTTCAACTTTTGATAAGTTGTTCGGAGCTCTTCAAACGCAGTGTCGTATCTATTTTATACTCTAAAGAAGGTATAATATAAGGTTTTACGATTTCTACGAACTTACAGAATTCGTCGTGAGGAAATCTAATTCTATATCTGCCATGACTGGCATTTATATTACTTCTTATATTCCATTTTTCTTTAAAATATAATTGAACTATTAATTCTTCTTCAGCTTTCACAGAGTTGCAATAAGTATTTAAAATTCCCATTGCTTTTTTGTTAAAAGGTCTGTCAATACACCCATCATCCATATACCAGATGGCTAGTCCTAAGGGATCTAGCATATCTAAAACATCTCTTGATATATATTTTTTGTTCTGGGGGTATAGTTTTTTACGAAGAATTCCAAGCTCTTTGCTATTTTTAGACGTTAGTTTATAACCGTAAAATTTTTTAGTTTTTAAGGTGTTTTCGTATAGTCTAGGAACGTAACGCCAAAAATTGGGCTCTAGCTCAAATTTCCACTCACTGTATTCCTTTTGGTGAGTAGAATGTCTAATTACAAGATTAGATTGTTCTTGCTTATTTAGATGCTCTAGATAACCGTCTCCAATAGCCAAAGCTGCTTGAAGTTCAAGCTTCATTTTACCTCTTCGAGAATTTAATCTCTACTGACTTGCGTTTTAGTCGTTGAGGCTTCCTTCATCGGTTAGTTTAGAAGGCTCGCCTGCTGATTGTCCATTGTATTATCCTACAAATTTTTATAACATTCAAGCTTAGTCTTTCGACTTACTCAGTAGTTTTGTAGGCTTTAGGAGTTTCCAGCATTTTCCCGAATTTTAGAATGGCTCAAAAATCTTATGAAGATTAAAGGCTTACGCTCACCATTCGTCAACAGAAACGATATCAGCAACAATACCTTCAACTAGTTCGTTATTTGAAAGAGTCGCTGCGTCTAATAGAGAAATTACTTGAGCCATGTTGTCTTATTCTCCTAAGAATGTTAATTACCTATTTCTAGGTGTAAACGCTGTATTTTTTTCTCCACCACTAACCTTAGATAAGCCAGAGCGGATCAAGTCTTTAGAACTCTTGGTTTTTCGTTCAGCACGTTCTTGTTCTTCAATCTTAGCTTTAGTAGTTCTGGCGCCGTCATTAGCTCCAGGAACTGAATGATTAACTACGATTTTCTTCTCTCCAAACATGCCTTTCATTTTAGCTTCTGAAAGAGCAGTCCAAGCTTCGGCAGGGTCGTCAAAACCTTTAACCATACGTTCTGCGAACTGCTTAAACTCTTCTGGAACAGAAGCCATTTCTTCTTTAATACGATCTTTGTAAACTTGTTGCTGCGCTGCTTGTTGTGCAGCATAAGCTTCGGCCTGAGAACGGTATTTAGCAAGTTCTTCGTCTTTCTCTTTGAGTTTTTGAGAATAGACAGTTTCCACTTCGGCTAAGCGGCCTTCTCGGTGAGCAAGTTTGTCTTCTAGAGAGCGTTTTTTATCTGCAGCTTCTGCTTCAAGAGCCTCTAGCTTCTTTTTGGCTTCAGTTGCTGATTTTGCTTCTTCCTTGATTTTTGCTATTTCGGCTTCTTTTTCTTTGTTAAGTCGATCTTGAGCTTCTTGAAATTTAACTCTGGCTAGTTTATTTTCTTCTCGAAGCTTGATAACTTCAGTAAGAGCGCTTTCTTTGGTCCAATCGTCTGGATTCTTTACTGTTTTCTTAGAATCGACGTCTTCTGCTTTAACTTCTTCTGTAGGTTTGGTTCCTGTACCAGCTGTGCTATTTAGCAGGTTATGCCCTTTCGCTAAGCCGTCAGAAGTAGCACCAGCTCCTATTAGAGTTTCCGGAGTGCTCACTTTATCCGAAACCTGAGAATCTTTCTTCTGTCCATTTAGAGTATCTAACAAATCCATACGATGTTCCTTTTCTGGCTCTACCATGAAGGGTTAAAATTAACGTGAAAGTAAATCAATTCCACTTCCACCTGGGAACGTACTACTAAAACCATTTTGATTCATATTTTTCTGGTACGGATTATGAGAATTTGAAGCCATTTGTTCCGTCATAACAGGAATAAGCTTAATTTCATAAATCATCGAAGGACTAAAGGCCGTTACTACTGGATCTTCCAGTACAAAAGGTCTTTGTTCCTTAGAAGCGGAAGTCCATTCTTGTTGAAGAATTTTCCAACGCTCGTAACATTTGTTATAATCAGAAGATTCAGCAGCTTGAATATGATCTCCGCTTGTTCTTAAGATTATAACTCCGTAAACCATCTTATCTTTTGACATTATTTTCCTCGTTGATCCCCGTTTTTACCTGACTGTTTTGAGCTGTCTTCCGAATGCTTAGCTCTGTTATCAATTTTAGCTCCAGTCACTTCTGCTTCAGCTTTTTTAGGAGCAGCAATTGGATGCTCAAGTCCATTTTCATCAAACAGCTTACCGATTTCCAATTGAAAGTTGGCTTCGGTATGCATACGTTCGCCTATATCTTCTCTAGTCTCTTTAATTGCCTTCTTGATCTCTTGTTCAGTAAGGTAAGGATAGAGTTGTTTATATGCCTGACGGTCGCCAGTTTCACGTATCTTTTGTTCAATGATAATAGTTTCCATCTGAGTTTTCGGATCAACAGGAAACTTAGGCTCTATGTAAGTAATTTCTAACTTAGCGTTATCAGAGAATCTCTTTTCTCCTGATTTTGTATAATGCGTATTCCATAACTTAGCAATTACTTTGAAGAGTTGTTGTTCACGTTCTTTAATAAGTTGTCCTCGGCGCCTATTACGATCAATTACGCCAGCTTTTTCCATCCACAAAGCAAAGCCTGAAGGACTTATCTTATCTTTATATTTAGGCATCAATCCGTGATTGACACGAACCATGTCACTGATTGACTCAATAGTTTTCAATAGTCCGGTAATATCCGCTTTAGGGTGTTCAAATCTAAAATCACCTTTTTCTCCAACCGCCACAGCTACGTCTGGGCCAATTGAAAAACCTAAAGCGTTTGCTTCTGCATTACCGTCTCTAAATACTCCAAAACCTGAATCAAAATTTCTAAAAGCTCCGCCTGCTCCTAAACCAGACACTCCAGTCAATCCTCCGAATCGACTTTGAGCAGATCCGCCTCTCAGTTGATTAAAATCGTCAGCAGGTCTGCCTTGTCTAGTATTGTTAGGACGTTCAGCTCCAGTAATAACAGGAACTCCGAAAGATTGATACTTGGCAATATGGTTTAAATCAGTTATGCGCATATTAAGAGCGTGATTCGCATATATCAACGGCTCGTTAATAGGTAAGAAGTAATAATGAGCTGGATCTTGATTAAAGAAAGGAACCGCTGGAATAACTCCATAAGGATTTTGAACTGTCATTTCCTGGCCGTCTTGGTCAATTTGATTATGACTAGTAGGACTCCAGTAAAGCATGTTAACAGGTCCAAAACTACCTTGCTTTTTATCTTTACGGTTCTTTCTGCCTATCGGTCCAGCCGTTAATATGTCGTTTGCTCCGAAAGAAGAAGGAGATATTCCATGGCCTCGAACGTGCATTTTGTTCGCAGGTCCATTTTCAGCCGTTCTGCTTGCTCCAGCGAAGCCGCCGAATCTACTATTATTAAATCCGCCGATAAGAAGTTCAGTAATATAATAAGGACTTGCTCCGTGGCGCATGTCATAAACACCGCCGTGCATCAAATCCAATTGAACTTTACCGCCTTCGTTTTTATCGACAGTAAATCCAGTACCTTCATCAATAAAGGATACTTTAACTAAAACAGTCCCTAACAAACCTAACCAACGATCAAGTTTGTCCATGATCATGGAGTATCGACTGTGTTCTTGTATTTCTTCCCAAAGTTTTTGATCTTTTGGAAGAGGCTTACCAGTTTCGCTGTCCACTACTTTATAGATAGGGGATTCTTTATATAAAATAGAGGTATCGTCAATAATCTCTTTTGTAAGGTTAATGGGTCAGAATTTGTTGTTTTTCCCTTAAATATAAGTATTTCTACTAATAATCCCAAAAAACAACTTATAAGAATTTCTTCTTACTCTCCTACCCTAGGCTTTGGGCCCGTTTTTAAATTGAGTTCTTTGTTATAATCGATTTTGTATTGCATTGAAGGAACGACGTGTTCTTTTATTATTTCTACAAATTTTTTGAAGTCTTCTACTGGAAAACTTATATAACGATATTTAGTTTTTGGGTGTTGACGTATAGTAACATTTAAATTCCATCTAGAAAAAAAATACTGCTTTATTAAAACGTGCTCTTCTTCTGTAAAAGAACAAGTAGAGAGAAAAGCTCTTCTTTCTATGGTAGAATTTTTGTGTCTTTTTACGTACAAACATCCATCATCCATCCACCATAAAGCTAATCCTAAAGGAGTGAGTTTTTTTAAAATAGTTTCAGTTACTATTTTAGTTCCTTCAGAATTATAGAATACATCTCTCAACTTTTTAAAATAATTCAAAAAATTACTTTGTCCGTAAATACTATAATAAGTTTTTTGATTTTTTTTACTANNGTGAGATTTTTCCCAATAATTAGTTTTTACGTGAGATACTTCTTCAAGTAAAGCTAACTTACTAAAAAAATATTCTTTTTGCTTTGCGCTGTGATGTAAAACAAAGTTACAAGTACCAGCTTTTGTAGGTTTTCTTATACAACCGTCACCCAAAAGCATACCATAAATCATTCCATCTAATTCACTAGATGTTTTAGAACTCATACCATTCCTTTCAAAATGGAGTAGACTATATCTTAGACTTCGACTTTACTCGGTCAGCCTCGGGCACTCTCTGGAGGGACTTATTGTTGGGACTCACCCTCTAGTCGTTGAACCTTCGCAGCTACTTAAACCCAGCTACGCTTGGCTGCTGATTGCCCATTGTAATATCTCACAAATTCTCAAGCATATCAAGCTTAATCTTTCGATTTACTTTGTAGCTTTGTGAGCTTTAGGGGTTTCCAGCAATTCACCCAGTATTTTATTTTCGTACGTCAACTCAAAGAGTTAAGGATTTCGGAACTGACGTACAAGATCTAGCCAAACAAACTCGTCTTGTCTTCCTTCGTAAAAGGCTAAAGCAATTTCTGTGATCCATTGTCGATAAAATACGTCTTCGTATAGATAAGCGCCTACAGCAGAAGACATACCCAATCGGCCTGACGGGTGATTAGAGACTCCTAGGTTGAAGCTAATGGCTTGATCTCCTTACCTTTGGCTTCGCTCAATCAAATCTCTTAATTTTAACGTTCTCTCTCAAGAGAAAGTATAAATTTGAAATTAATTAAGTTTAGTTTGTAATTTAAATTATTTCTTTTTAGTCGAACTTTTTTTCGCTGGAGCTGTCTTTTTCTCTTTACTTCCTGAGGCTGCTTCTAACAGCTTAGCTCGTTCTTTCATTTCCGCTTTAATATGGCTTTTCAGCTCTTTGTCTTTCTTCACTTGTTCAGCTGCTAGAATAGTATCAACGGCTGATTTAGCTCGACACTTGAGCTCGTATTGTTTGTATTCTTCGTCTGTCATTTTAGGCGAATCCTTTGCAGTAATTAAGGCTGGCGGCGAATACGACATTTAATCTCCTCACGAAGAACCTTTTGTCTTTTAATTACTTAGTGCGATCAGGACCTTTGTGGGCACCTTTAGGAGCAGATGGCGCAGCTTTGCTACCGTCATTGCCCATAGAAGAGTCAGTAGGATCGCCATCGCCAAGACGTTCAGGCATTGGGTTACCTACTGAACCTTTTGCAGGAGCTGCACGTTCGGGAAGATTAGCTACATCTTTTGAAATCTTACGACCAGTACGCTGAGACATTTAACTCTCCTAATTATTTGTTGAGGCTTTGAACGAAGTCTTTTACGTCAATTGTTTCTTTTTCTGTCCCTAGAAAACCTTGTTTACTGCCTCTCATTTGCTTAGCTTCAGTTAAAATTTCTCCTACTGCGTAAGCGAAAGAGCTGCCGATGCCACGATCTAAATTAGAATCAGGAGACACTTGAATACGACGGTCAGACATTTCACCAGTCTGAGGAGTAGTGCCTTCTGGTTGCTTTTTCTTACTAACTACAGTGCGAGTAGTTTTAGGTTTAGTCTTAACGGCCATTAAATAAATCCTTTTTCTTTTAGCCAATTACGAGCGAAATCATTAATAGCTTGCATTCTTTCGACTAAGCTCAGTTTTTCATACTTAGGATTATACTGAGCGTCAGTAAACTCATCGTAAATAGCCGCATACAAAGCGTTTTTAGTAGAAGTAGTTTTAGCTTTTGTTGGTAACTCACTTTCTTCTATTTTAAATAACCTACTTTGTCGGTAAATAAGAGGTTTCATTAAGCTACGGCCGCTACGGCTACTGTTCCTGTGCCGCTGGTGCGAGTTACTCTCATACTATTAAAATTATGAGTAGAGAAAGTAGTTGGAGCGTTAGCTGCGGCGATTGCAGTAGAACTGAACCAATTAATTCCATTGACGCTGAATTCTACCGTTCCTACTAAATTTCCTGAGCCTTGAAAAGTAACCTTAGACATAGCTCCTCCGAACTGAAGAATTTCTACAGTCGTGGTGGCGTCTAAAGTGCTGGTAGAAATACCTACCCCTACAGCAACAGCTTGTTTAGCTCGTTGAACATCTTTTTTAGAGTACGCCATATTTAAAAACCTTTGGTTACAGTGAAGTGTTGGCCTTTGTCATGGAATAAGAACACTAAAAGATAACGCAGGGCGTCGATCAAACCTTCGTATCCCTCAACGCTCTCGTCATAATCTTCTTTAAGTCCGCCATTTTTAGTTTTCTTAAACTTAGCGGTACTCAAAGCGTATATAAGATTTACACAATTTCTTGAGATAAATAATTTTGGAACTGTTTTTTGTTCGCCGTTGGCGTGTAGAGCAGGTTTGCCGTGTTGATCAAAATATGGATACTGAAGCCACATGCGAATCATGTTGGCACCTACTTCTCGGTCTTGCTTAAGACCTACAGGCTTATAGCCTACAGCAGCTTCTACGTCATCCCAAGCGCTTCTTCCGTTCAACATGCGCTGTTCGCCAGAAATATCCGCAACTATACCTTTTACTCTTACGTCGCTATACTTTGTTTTATGTTTACCTTCTGCTCCCCAAATCTTATGAGCGAGTTTGGTATACTCTTCTTCTTTATTTAAGACTTGTTGCCCTTGTTGGAAAGGAGTAGTCTTTGGAGTAAAACATTCATCAAAAATAATTACGTCATTAAACTTGTTTACTTGCGCAAATAAAGTAGATGCTGGTCGAGCGAAGTTATGGTCCATTGCCGCAACAATTCCGCCTTCGTCTGGATGCCATTTATAATCTACTACATTTGGATGAGGATGTTGCTCTGTCGCTTCTTGAATAAAACCAGAAAAGCAAGTGTCCGCTACTGCTTCAAAATCTGCAAGATATTCTTGCTTAAATTGAATTACTTTACCCGCATTAACAGCTTCTCTATAACTTTTATCAATTTCTTCTTTAGACTTCTCTGGAGTAGAAGCTAGCAGAGGATTATCGTAACTAGTTTGCCTGAACGAACTCCACTCAGTCATGTCGTCATTTATGCCGAGTTTGTCATCCAGTAAAATATCAACTTGACCGGTTCTCTGACGAATACCTTTTTGTCCCATTAAGAACATCTTATAAAAACCATTACGCCCACGAGGAGTAGAAATAAATAAAGCACTCCCTTCTTTGTCCAAAAGAGTAGGCTTTAATAACTGAGTCCATATGTCGTATAGATTTTCTGTAAGGGCGGCTTCGTCAACTATAACTAAATCTAAAGCTTCACCGACCAGTGAATCAGGGTTTTCTAGAGACTTGACTTCAAGAACGCTGTGCCAAGGGGTTGCGATATAGAAATCACCCTTTTGAGTGCGGCATTGACCTCCGCCCGGCTTACCTGGCCTAACGAGCTTTAACTGCGTAACTAGTATATTTCTTATTTCTCGAAAAGCTTTTTCGCCGAGGTCATAAGTAGGAGCTACAATCCATACTCTTCGTCTAGGCTGCATCAATACTGCCGTAGCAATCAGAGATGACAACAGAGTCTTAGCCCAACGGCGACCAGCAGCTAATACTTTATATCTAGCTGGGTCTGCTAATACTTTCAGATGTCCAGCGTGAAGAGGTTGAATTACCTTACCTTGACTAGTGCGTAATTTCTGAGTCGACCAATGATTAGCTAATTCGGCTACGTTTAAATCAATAAGACGTAACGGTTTTCCTTCGACGTTAAAATCAGTCATTACGCACACTCGTAGTTAAGTTATTTTTTACCGTGTAGAATCTGGTTTATCTCTCTAAACTGTTCTACTACGTCATTCTTAGCAGCGGGATCTTTCTCAGAGTAGTCGCCAGAAAGAGTTAGCCATATCTTAGCAGCTGAAACGTTACCGCCATTTGCTTGGTCATATAACGTATTAATAAGTACTGCTCGTTTATCGGCTGTAAAAAGCCCTGACCCTCTTATCTTACCCCAAACAGCTTCGTCCCAATCTTTTTCGTTACGCCACTTGTGTAACGTCATTCGACCAGGAATAGCGTCTAACAAAGCTTCTCGAATTTCATCAAATTCAAGATTACCTTCCGGATACTTGGTTTTGATTTCTGAGGGTAAATGAGTATCTAGCATACTGTCTAGATTAGGTCTTTTTTGATTCTTGGCGACGTAATAGGCTTCGATCTCCTGACATATCTGCTGTAGAAGATTCCACCTAGATTCGCCGCTGAGTTGGTCTACTCTTTTTAGCGCTAATCTTTTATATTGAGAACGCTCAAGCTTCAGTTTTTTCAGAGCGTCGTTGTTGTTGTTTTCGTCCATTTGAGGTATCCTCTTTTGCTACGATTTCCTCTGGAATATATTCTGGAATACTATTCGGCACTGGAGGTTCGCCCATAGTATTTTTAAAAGTAACATCAAGCATCTCCGGATGGCTGCGGAAGCTTTTACGTCCTTTGGACTTTTTTAAAGACATCTCACAAGAAGGAGTAGGACAAAATCGAGGTTTAACGTCCGCCCAATCGCCAGGCATTTCTTTAGTCCAACTACAACCTTTGCACTTATATTTTACTTTTTGCATATTAATCAAACTTCCTCGTTTAAGTTGATTTTTAATCGTACTAAATACTTTTAAAGAAAAGAACGAAAGTCGTAAAGTTTTGAAATCTTTACTAGAAACTTTCGCTTGGAAGGAAAGAATAAAATCCTATTTCTACGAGAACTAAGTTCTCTAGGCATGTCAGCTTAGAGTGAAGGGCGTTTTCTGTGAACATAGAATGTTTATAATTTTCTCACGTACTAACAAAATAGTATACACTAAAGCAACCTGTTCCTGCTAAATATAAACTCAATCATAAAGATACTTGATAAAGTTTTTTTCGGATTGTCTTTCAATTACTCTATTAAGTCGGTTGATAAGATATTCTAGGTCCCAAGTTACTACTCTGTCATCTCTGGCTAGTTCCGGAGCCAGAATCTTCAAAGAGATATTAATGAATTCTGGATAAACGTCGTTATGTTGAATATTAACGACCTTGGCAAACAGCATATTTTTATAAGTTTTTATTTCTATGTAGGCGCCTTTTCGTAAAAGGCTGTCTACTAAGTTTTTATTTTTTTTCATAAATTCATCTTGTGTAGTATAAACCAAGTTATAGCGCAGGCTACTAACAGCGCAGACAAGCTAAGTAAGAAATAACTTAGTTGAAATTTTATATTTTTTAATTTTTGAAAACGAGGGTTCTTAACTCTGTATTCAGGAAACTTGATTATTTTCATTCAACTGTGCTCCGAAGCCGGCTCAAAAGGAATTATTTTACTAAGGTCAACTTGAAAAGCTTTCTCTAAAAGAAGAACCCCAGAAGCCCAATCAAGAGCAGACTCAGGAACTAAAGTTACCTTGTCTCCTTTAATGTCGTAAATCCAGTACAGATTTTGTCGGTAAGAAACTAATTGACCTTCTTGGTATTTCACTAGAACCTCCGATTAGTAAGTTCGGCATTGACTTTTTTCCTCGTAAGCTATACTATAACACTGTAACAAAAACTTGTAAAGAGGCAAAATGCAAAAATTTAATGTGAACGATAAAATAAAAGTTATTCTTCCGGATGAAGAGAATTATGGCTTTGGAATTATTGAAGTCTCTTTTCCTGAGGCAAAGTACAGCTACAGTCTGGTACATTTACTTGAATCTGACTTACTAAAAGAATTTTGGGACTCTCAGTTAAAGCACATCGACGCTATTGACAAACTATTATACTTTTAGGAACTTAAATGAAAGCAGGAACTTTTGTTAAACACCTGGATATCTATACCAACGAATATCTATACGGAGTATTTGAAAAAAGTAAAAACGCTTATTGTTACTTCCGTATAAAAGACAACTTATGTCTTTTTGTTGCTGTATGTAACATAGAAATACCTTCTAAAATAGAAATCTTATTATATTTTTAAAAAGGAAACTGCTTAAATGCCAATAGGAACCTTAGTGAAAGTAGCTTACCCTATACTAAACGAATATCAATATGGAATAATAACAAAGAACCCTTACCGTAGTCATAACCGCACTTTCGTATGGCTCGAACAATCTCGTAAAGCATTCGTAAAAAATAACGTAATAAGTAATATTAGCGAAATTGAAAAATTACTTTATTTTTAAAATTTACAAACGGAAGAATTTATTATGAAGATCGGCAGTAAAGCAAAGAGGCTCGTCATTTTGACAACTACCGTTCTTATATCTATGGTATCGTGACTTACAAGGACCCCTTTGATACTGGTTATTGGTTCCTCAAGTGCGGACTGGTTACTTATAACGAACACGAAG